GACGGAAGCAAAGAGAACACAGCAAGCAGCTAAAGAAGCTCAAGAGCTAAAAGGGACAACGCACCCTGTACTCGGTAAACCCGTAGCGACAATCCCGGCCCGTGAGTTCTTTCGACTCACACAGAAGTACGGTCACGAGACCGTTCATTCTAAAGAATTTTTAAAGTACTACAATAAGAAGTTCCCCGAACTTAGCCCGAACAAAGCATAATGCAGACTAGAACTTACGGCGACTTATTTAAATTGATCCGGTCCCTTGCTGGGGTTGGATCTTTTGCTACATCCGAGCTAGATGACATTGCGAATCTAATCAATCGTCGTTATTCCGAGGCGTTCAATACTAGTCCAATATGGCCGAGATATATAGTCACCTCCGAGGAGCGAAATATTTCATCCCTTGTTCTTAGTGGAGTAACAGCAGGAGATACATCCGTTAATGGAAATTATATACTTGCTGGTCAATCCAGTTCTTCCGGGGATGCTGTTTTAGGTAGCAATGTTTATTATCAGGCTGACACTAGCGTTACTTCTTCAACAATTACTGGTCCTTTAATATACAAAAGGGATGCAGCCACAGATGTCTGGGTTATCGCTTCTGGAGGTGGTACAGCAACTATAAATGCAGACAAAACAATAACCGTCACTGGCAACGGAACAGATTATTTTACTCAAAATGATGGAGTTGATTCGGACACGCCAGTTGGCATAAATATTTGGTCCGTTGTAAACTCAGTCGTTGCAACAGGGTTTCCTCAAGTTGAAGACGTTGTCTTGGTTCCTTATGTACAATTAGGTAAGGACACTATCGGTGAGTTCAATCGCATTCACCGCAAGAAGGCATTCCTAAATAACTCAGCCATTGAGTACGAGTTCTTCGTTGATGTAAATGGAGCTAATATTTTAAATATTACTAACTCCACGGATAATAAAGCATTCGTTACTTACAAGCAACAGTTCTCCCCGTTTACGACATCCAGCAGTTATGCGGATTCAACCGAACAGGTTCCTTCTGAGTTCTTTCATTACATTGCTCACGCTGCGTACGCTGACTTCCTCCGTATGGATGGGCAGACTGACAAGGCACTAGTCGAGGAGCAGACCGCTGGGAACTACCTAGCACTTGAGCTAGAGAAGATCGACCTTCGCTCTAACAACAACACTCTCAACAAACGATTCTCAACTTACGTAAATCGGCAATCCCGATAACCCCTGTGATATAATAACATTATGGCAAGTTCAAGAAATAACGCACTGGAGTTCAGCTCTGCAGGTTCAAAAATATTAAGAGGCGCAGTTTCTGCTAGTGGCAGATTTGGGGCTATACAATTCCTCTCGGATTCAACGCTTAGTGGAACATTGACCGCAACAAATGTTGATGGCACTGCTGATCTTTTGACAGTAGGCACATTTGGTGCTGGAACAATTATCTATGGCAACTTTACCACTGTGCAAATAAGCAGTGGTTGCGTAGCACTACACAAAGTTTAGTATGCACACTAGTCTGGATCAGGCACTCGGTCGTCAGCCCCGCCTGAACAGGGTTGGGCAAAGCCTCTTGAACATTGCTTCCGGGGCTTCTGCTGCGTATTCACTACGTAGTCTAACTGGCGATGAGCCAAGGGCAGTCCGTATCCGTAGGGACGGGGACAACGAGGAGCGGGACTTTACTACTGCTGCACTAGGAACCGAAGCCGCTGATTGGACAAACGGCAAGCAGGAGACGGATCTTCCTGCTGACCTTGGTATTACTTCTTTTACTCAGTCTGGATTAGCGTATGGGCTGGCGAGTTACGGAATTAGTCTAGCTGGTGGAGCAAGTCTTGACGACTTCGATGGTACGTTTACTCCGAGTCCAGACGGCCTAACTTGGTCAAATGGCTCAGCCCTTGGTGTTAATTTTACGTTCGATACTAGTCTAAATAAATGGGATTTAAATTTTAATGATGGAACCAATTTTGGAAACATCACAATATCCAGCACCACCAAGTACCCTTTCCAAGTAACGAACTGGGGTTCTGCATCGGTAGCATCAGGTGTTTCAGGTTTACAGACGAACTGGAGTGACATTGCTGTGTATCTTAGTTTTACTCCCATTTATGGAGCAACAACAACTTACCCAACAGCGGAGGCTGCATACAGTCTCCGTAAGGTACGAAGCACCTACACAGGCGATGTCGTAAAAGTTCGCAGGGAATCCGATAACACAGAAAAAGGGTTTACTGCATCAGAGATTTCTTCAGGTGCATTGGTGGATTTTGTTAATGCTGACGGAACTCAGTTTATGAATTTTGATGGAACGGATGACGACATTACTACTCCCGCCCTTCTCCCTGCTACTGACGATTTTACTTTAACAATTGTAGCATTTATTGAATCAAATCCTTCTTCTGCAATGGGCATTTTTGGTAGTGCTGCTAGTGGGTCGGGAAGACATAATATACAGATAAATACTGATGGTACAGTTAAGTTTTTCTGCGAAAATCTAGGTGGTACAGCTACTACAACATCTGCAATAATAGCGAAATCAATAAACACTATTGTGCTTACTCGTACGGGTCAGACCTTTGAAATCAGTTTAAATGGTGGTGGTGCTGCCAGTCAAACGGGGTCGTCAGTTGTCTTAACTACGGGTAATAACAATATTGGGGACCCGTACGTTGGTGATAATTTTCAAGGTGTTATAACATCCCTCTCCGTTGCATCAACGACTTGGGATGGTACGATTGCTAATGTCCCAGCGGGTTCTACTGTTAATGGTTCGCCATCTACTAACGCACTCAATGATGGCTTTGTTACTACTTGGTACGACCAATCAGGTAATTCTAAAAATGCAACACAGACAACGGCTGCCAACCAACCATTGATTGTTGAAAGCGGTAGCTTGCATACTGATGGTGGAAAGCCAGCCCTAAAGTTTAACGGAACATCTCACCGACTTGAACTTTCCGCTAAGGCGAGAATTGAAAATACATCTATATTTTCTGCCTTCAGGAGTAACACCAATACTCAGGATTCAGTTTTATTTCATCTAGCTGTTGATGCCAGTAATGCTGTTAGCATCGGATTGGGTGACCTTGCTACTAGGACGGAATTAGGCTCAAGGCTAAGGGTTGGGGGTTCAAACGTAGTCAGTGTAGGTGACAATACATTTACCAGCACTAGTCAATCATTACTGAGTTATATAGCTAGTAGTTCAGCAGCCAAAATGTTTGTTGATTCAACGGAAGAAACTGATACAGTAGAAGCAAGAACTTCTGGTCCAAATAATCGAATAGGTGCAAGAGGCGATGATGACAAATTTTTCAATGGGGACATTAGTGAAATTATTCTCTTTGACTCCGACCAGACCAACAACCGGTTCAAGATTGAGTCCAACATCAACAATCACTACACCATCTATACGGCTGCACAAAACGGCTTCGTAAATACTTGGTACGACCAGTCAGGTAATAGCAGAAATGCTGTAGCTGCTGCTGATGCGAACGAGCCGAAGATTGTGGAGAATGGGAATTATCTGGGTGAGTTGTCCTTTGATGGTTCTAATCATACTTTAAGTATAGCAACTGTTAGTACTTTGGGTATTGATGGGTCAAATAACAAGTCAGCATTTGCGGTTGCAAGAACTACCGCAGGGGTTGACGGATTTGTTATTGCTGGAACACCCGGGGGTGCTGACTTTCGGGGTTTACGCTATCGCTCAAGTGCAAGCGGTGGAGCAGCTAGAGTTGAAGTATCAGGTTTTGGGCTTCAAGGTGGGGACTTGTCGGATGGAAACAATCACGTTTATTCCTCGATTTTCGATGGTACGCAAACTAAGGACTTTGACGTTTCTCTTGATGGGTCAATAACCCAAGGCAGCGGAACTGACGCTATTGATACCGATGGTACTGCTACCTTTTTCATTAGCAAGACTGGTGGAAATGCTGCCGCAGGATTTACACGAGAGTTCATTCTTTACGCCTCCGACCAGACCGCTAACCGAACAGCTATCGAAACCAACATCGCCAACGAATACGGCATAACTTTATCTTAATATGGAAGAGAAACAATATCTTATCTACGACACAGAAGCAGAAGCGATCGCTCGTGCTGACGAAAACGGGAAACGTATCGGCTACGCCTACTGGACTGTAGGACAAGGAACCAAGTGGGCTACAGCACCACAGGTGACCGCTGACGACAAGTGGGCGTTGCGTGTGGACTACAAGTACGAACTAACGGATGCCGAAGAAGCAGCCCTTGTTCCTTACTCCAACGTGAACTGGCCAACTGAGGAAGAATAATGCAGGACGTAATCTCACGAACTACTCTAGGTACTGGTGGCTTTTTGGCTACCGTCGGGTTACAGCAGGTCAATGCTGTCATCAGCCTGTTCGTGGGTATAGCTACGTTGACGTATATGGTTCTCTCTATTTACAAGATTATTAAAAAACTATGACCCCAGAACTTATAGCAATGCTCGGTGGTGGAGTCTCTGGCTTCATTATGAAGTTTATGGCTCAACAAGCCCAGAACCAAGCTAGACTGTTCGAGCAGACCATCCGAAAGCAGGAGGTAGCTGACGCATCCGCTGACGCTGCCGACAAGCGTGGTGGTGCAGGTGGTGCTTGGATTCGTCGGTTCATCGTAGTCAGCACTATGTTCGCAGTAATCGCTGCACCATTCGTTCTGGCTTTTACGGACTTCGGCGTAACTATTCAGAAGGACACTAGTTTTCTCTTCGGTCTATTCAAGGGAGCGAAGTGGGAAACAGTCACGGGATATGTTATACTACCAGAAGTACGGCAGACCGCTCTGGCCATTGTCGGATTCTACTTCGGTAGCTCACAGGTCAAATGAATGAAGTCCTATCAATTATATCCGCTCTCTGGCCCATCTTCGTGGGCCTCATTGGTCTAGTCATTGTACTAGCCAAGATGCATTACAACATCGAAACATTAACAGAAAAGGTCAAGGTACTCTTTGACTTTCATAACAAAAAAGGAAAATAATATTATGCCAATGGGAAAAGGAACATACGGAAGTAAAGTCGGTCGTCCACCTAAGAAAAAAATGGGTAAAACAAAATCTTGCCCAATGGGTAAAAAGAAGAAGAAGTAATGCCCTTCTCTAAGTACAGTCCAGCACAGAAGCGTCTAGCTGCTGTCGCCGCTCCCCGTAAAAAAATAACATCCGCTGACCTCAAGGTCCTGCGTCAATCCAAAAAGAATGCAAAGAAAAATTCTAAACGTAGCTAAGAAATTAGAACAGGCTTCCAAGGCTCACGCCGGGCAAGCCAAAGCCCTGAGGAAGATTCTGGATGCCAGCAAAAAAACGAGCAAAAAGCGGGGGTAAGATCTGCCCGGAGGGTAAGGCTTGGGCGAGACGTACGTTCGATACGTACCCTAGTGCTTACGCAAACCTTGCTGCTTCTAAGTACTGCAAGGACCCGAACTACGCTAAGAAATCAAAGGGCGGTAAACGAAAGGGACGCTAGTGGCTCAACTTAAACAATGGCTCAAGGAGAACTGGGTAAGGATTGGCACTGATGGATCTATCAAAGGCCCTTGTGGAACTTCTAAGGATAAGAAAAATCCGGACAGATGCTTACCGAAACGTAAGGCACTCAGCCTTACAAAAGCTGAAAGAGCTACGACAGCAAGAAAGAAGAAAGCAGCAGGAGCCAAGGGAAAGACGGTCGTAGCAAATACACCAAAAGCAAGGGTACGAAAAAAGAAATGAGAAAAGAACACAAGAGCAAGAAGGGTGGACTCACGGCAGCAGGCCGTGCGTATTTCAAAAGAAAGACCGGAGCTAACCTGAAGGCTCCTGTTACTGAATCAAATCCAACCGGGAAGCAGAAGGCACGTAAGAAATCTTTTTGCGCCAGAATGTCCGGTGTCAAAGGACCAATGAAGGATTCCAAAGGAAGGCCAACACGCAAGGCACTAGCCCTGAAGCGTTGGAAGTGCTAACAATTAAATATTAATACAATGCCAAAAAGAAATAGAAAAGTCAAAAGCCTTGGAGACGTACTCAAGGATGTATTTCAAAAGGAACGTGAACGAGGCGCACGACTTCTTGAGGGTCAGCGTCAAGCAGACGCTCAACGTAAAAAAATAAATGAAGTCATGGATGCCCCGAAGAAAGCACCCGCTCCACGTGTTCAGGTTATTGATACATCACGACCAGCATCAGAAGCTGACAAGAAGATGATCGCAAATCTAGACAAGCCAAAGAAGACTGCAACTAAGAAGACTGCACCTAAGAAGACTGCAACTAAGAAGACTCCCTCCCAGAAGAATCGTGAGCGTGGTGATCGACGTAAGGCAACACGCCGTCAGGATAAGACCCTGAAGCGTCGGTCCAGACTCGGTAAACGCTAATGCCAACTTATACGACATACGGTGGACTCGATGACCGAATCCTCAAGGACGGGGATGTCGGTTTCGTCGGCTTCAATAACCGCCTCCGTCCTGACCAGCTTCAGACCGGGTTCCTTGCTGATGCCCAGAACATTCGTCTGGACCGTAATGGCGAGGCACAGGTACGCAAGGGGACCGATCTAGTCCTTGCTCCGCTGGCTACAGCGGAAGCAGTCATTGCTCTACCGTTTACATTAATAGCCGATGATTCGAGCGTTACGGTTACCCAGACTGCCGGGGCACTTGTTATTACGAATGTTACCGCTACGAATTTTGTAACAGGGACTCAGGTAAACCTTAGCGGAGTCACGGGCATTAGCCCGGACCCGAACGGGAATCGTGTAGCCATTAGGAACTCAGCTAGTCAGATAACAATTCAGGACCAGACTTACAGCGGAACTGCCGGAGGCACTGCTACGGTAAAGTTTAATATACTGAATGACTCAGCAGTTAATGCCATATACGGGAGTACTGGGTTTTCTGACCCAGCGGCAGCCGGGAGTCAGTACATTGTTGTTGCTGCTAACAACAAAGCTTTTGCGGTTAATCTAAGTACTCAGGCGACCACTCAACTTGATTACCCGGCAGGAGTATCTATCAGTCAGCCCGTTGATATGATACAGGCATTTAACAAGGTGTTTATCTTCCGGGACGGGGAGACAGCCCTTGAGTGGGACGGAAACTTTAGCAATGAGTTTACACCGGTAGCAAGCGGTACATATACACAGCCAGTGCCCCTGTCTCTTACTGATATTGATTATGCTAGTGGTATAGCTACAGCTACTGCAAGTACAGCAGCAGTTGCTACTCTGCTAGTTGGGGACACTTTAACTTTTACTGATGCGGGTTCCTCTACTTATTCAGTAGGCGATACCATAACTGTCCAAACAATACCCAGCACAACTACCTTTACTTTTTCTACAGATAAAGCTGACGCTACCAACAAAAATGGAACTGTCCAAAAACGAGTGTCCGTAGGTCTAGGATTCAGCCATATGCCAGCACCTCCGTTCGCTGTATATCATCAGCGTAGGTTAGTAATGCCATTTAAAAACAGCGTGGATTCCGGTGCTGATAGCTTTACCTCACGTGGTATTCTTGATGAAATTATTGCTTCGGACTTATTGGATTCGGATACGTATGACCAGATATTTGGTAGCTACAGGTTCAATGCGGGTACGGCTGACTTCGTTGTTGGTCTGCATTCCTTTACTGACGATACCCTGATGGTGTTTAACCGAAACAGTATTCACCTAGTCAGTAATACAATTGATCTTAATAATTCAAGCATCCGGCTACTGACTGATGAGGTTGGTTGCTTAGCACGGAATAGCATTCAGCAGGTTGGTAATCGTGTTCTGTTCCTTTCTGACAACGGTGTTTACGGAACGGAGTTCTTGGATGAGTACAACCTCCGTGGTACACAGACTCCCTTATCTGAGCCGATCAACGAAACTATAAAACGAATCAACAAGGTACACGCCGAGAAAGCGGTCTCCGCTTATTTTGATAACAGATATTTTATAGCCGTCCCTCTTGATGATGCTACCCAGAATAACGCTGTACTGATATTTAATTTTTTAAATAACCAGTGGGAGAGTATTGACTCAGTCAATGATCCAAACTTTCACACAGCGAACCTTATTGTAGCCGGGGAGGGAAGCACTCGTGGCGTGTACTCAGTTAATGACATAGGAGGTCTGCATAGGATTGATGCTAGGGCTGACGGAACGGACCGGGTTATTACTCAGATCGGTGGTGCGCAGCAAAACCTTTTGGTCCCGGCTTCTCTGACTACAAGACAATTTACTTACGGCACTCTTGAGCGTAAGCGGTTCAAGGAGTTCGAGATCCATGTTGAATCCAGCGATACAAATACTTCTGACTTCGATATATCAGCGGAGGTAGAGAACCCTGACTCCACTGAGGCACTGGGTTCTCTTAATTCATTCAATGGCGGGGACTTAGCTGTGAACGAAGATGTTTCTATTCGTGGTAGAATAGGTGGACTCCGTGGATACGGTGTGCAGTACACAATCAATAATACAAGTGGAAGACCGAGGATTCGTGCTATTGAGTCATCAGCGTCCGATGCCTTCCGGTCAACTAAGAAAGCAATCTAATGGCAATTCTATCAAAAGGAACTGACTTCTCAACTGGCGATCAGGTCACGGCGGCTAAGCTCGATGCGCTCGTAGATAGTGCTACCTTCGCATCCGGGGCGGTCGATGATGTAAGCACAGCACTCGACGGGTCAAGCCCGCAGAAGATTATCGTAAAGGACGGGGGGATTAGTACGGCACGATTGGCTGATGATTCTGCTACGCCAGCAAAGGTTTCATTCGTGGATGATTCTCTTGCGGCTACGGATGGACACATTTTGATAGCCGATGGGTCGGATTACCATAACAAAGAAGTGTCCGGGGATGTAACAATTTCTAATGCCGGAGTAGTTACGATTGCTAACGATGCAGTTGAGACTGCAATGATTGCTGACGATGTTGGATTAGGGGGGAATCCTACTACCACAACACAATCATTCGCAAATGACTCAACAAGAATTGCCACCACCGAGTTCGTACAAAACAATGGAGGAATCTCTATTGCATCGACTGGTTCTGGCGAGTTTAGTTATAGTGGTTCAACTCAGGATGTTCCAACAGCAAGTGTATCCGGTGCGCATCTGTCCCTAAGTACTTCTACCGCTTCAATCACAGAGGCTGGTACATACTTATTTGAGTTCACTATGATGGCTGGCGATGATAATGCTAGTTTTATTCCTATCGTTACCGCTTTTGTTGGATCAACGGAAATACCTATTGCTGTGTTTACTAACGAAGCGAATGTAGGGGGCGACAATGAACGACAATTTTTTCAGGGTGCTAATTTAATAACCGCTTCTGCTAGTGACGTTGTTAAGTTCCGTGCCCAAAGATCAAGCAGCGGGGACGAGTTTAAATACAGTTACGGAATAATAAAATTAACCCGAATGAGTTAATATGCAGGAGAGTAACCCATTGCTTCAGTCCGTCCTGATTGCCCTGCGAAGCGGCAACCAGCGTGAGGCTGTAGATGGGATCGAAAAGATAGTTGACTTCTGCATACTGCACGAGAACGGGAAGGTCTTCGACGGCTGGGACCGGGACGTAGTCCGGACAATGGTAGCTTATCACAAGGCCAAGGGCACTATGGTCGCTACTTATGATGAGGAGAATAGTATTACAGGTGTCTTCATGTGGTATAATTGTGACTACAATGATGACTGGAACTTTGTTCTCCAATGGGAACCCGACAGGGAGGATTATAATTCAATCTTCCTAGCATTTTTATTTGCTGAAAGCACCCAAGCGTTCAAACAACTTACTTATTTATTTTTACAACAATCAAAGGCACTGAGTACTGATCACCTGCTGGGAATCCGGCATCGCAACGGAGTGCCTACTCGTGTCGAGTACGACCAAAAACTTTTTAAAAAAATTTTAGAACTGAACTAAGGATACATTATGGGAGGAGGAAAAGGAAAAGCACCACCAGCACCGCAACCGGTAGATCCCGGCAGGGCAACTGGTGAATACTTGTTCGGCAGTAGTTTCAGGGACGCTCAGGGAATCACTGACCCACGACTTCAGGAGCGTCTAATAGCATCGGAACGTGAGTTCCGTCCTCAGTACACTGCACTCGAACTGGCTGACATTGAGACTATGGCATTCGGTGCGGATGGTCAGGCCGGGCTTGTTGATCTATTGGCCCGTCAGGCAGAGCAGGCAGGCGAATTGCAACGTGCAGAACTCCAGAAGCAACGTGCTGCCGATGTGTCCGCTATCGAGGAGTTCGCACCACAAGTGGTGGAAGCACAGCGTGCTGCTGATCCGTATAGCACACGGCTCGCTGAATTGGCACAGGAGCAGGCTGAAGGGCTTTTTGCTGAGGCCGGGGGTCCACTATCCCCTGAGCGTCGAAGACTCGCTGAGCAGGCTGCTAGGGCCGGATCTGTGTCCAGAGGCAGGGGGATGGGACAGGCTGCTATCGCATCCGAAATACTTGGTCGTGAACAGTTCAAGTCCGGGCTTCGTCAGGAGGCTCGTCAGGCCGGGCAGAGTGCATTCCAACAGCAGCGTGCATTAGCCGGTGACATTGGGTCAACAATACTAGGTCGTCCCTCGTCAGCAATTAATCTCGGTGGTCAGTTACTTGGGCAGGCCCAGCAGGGGGCTGCTGGCCAAATGGGGCCACAACTCTTTGACCCGAACGTAGGCATTAACCTTGCACTTCAACAGCAACAGAACATGGCTCAGTACTCAGGTGCTGTCGCTCAAGCTCAGGCGCAGCGTTCCTCTGGATTAATGGGTGGACTAGGTGCTATTGGTGGCGGCCTAGCAACCGGAGGATTATCTTTACTCGGATAGAATTATGGCACTTCAAGCAGGATCACAGGTACGCCCAGAACTGGGCAGGATTGATTACTCAGGCTTTACTCAAGCCGCTGGCATCGAGGGTCAGGCACTGGCCAACCTCGGTGCTATGGTCGGTGGTGCTATAGTAGAGGGGGCTAAGAAGAAAAAAGAAAACGAGAAACTAAAACTAGCCACCTCTTCTGTTACAAACGTCCTTCAAGACAACCCATACGCCCGAATGGTGTTCGGTATTCCGGAGGGAACTGAAGTTACTGAGGATATCGTTAAGCCAATCGTGAAGGCATTCGGGACTGAGGAGTCACTTGGTTTGACTACTAAGTTGAACTTGGCTCTGGTTGAGTCAATGATTGATGATGACGATAAGGTTAAACCAAGCACCGTACTGAAGGCAGATGAGCTACTCGATCTACAAGGATTCAAGGTAACAGGATCAGGGCAGATCAAGGAGAAGGGCTTTGGCGGTAAAGTACTACAGGAGACTGATCCCAGATTTAGCAGACTAATGGAAGTAGAGGGCATGGACGAGTTAGCCTTCGGATATGATGCACTTGAATTTTTAGGAACTGAGTAGAACTATGGCGACTTCCCGATTTCGTGATCCATCGACGGGCAAGGTAATTAGTTTTGAACACGCTGAGGGACTCAGTGGTTCCGAGTTACGAAACCTAGCCCAAAGCAAATACATCGACGCACTCAACGAGGACGATAGTTTCGTTGTTGACGTAATGAAGGGCCTCGGCTCTGGAGGCGTTAAGGCTATCATTGACGCTGGTGCTGGTATTCAATCCGCTGGGGCACAGGCCCTGAGTAGCATGGGTGCGGAGAACGCTTTTGTTGATTCCCTGCTGGATAACGCCGAGTACTTACGTGGAATCTCCGAGGGGGTCGATGAAGCCATAGGACTGGATCAGGACTTCGCTAGTTCACTCGGTGGACAGATTGCACAGGGGTTCGGCCAGATGCCGGTACAGATTGCTGCGACATTAACGGGTACTGTTGCTGGTGGATTAGTCGGTGGACCCGTTGGTGCTGTTGCTGGTGCTTTAGCTGCTGGTGGCGGTTTTAGCGCAGGCCAGATGCAGACAGAGGCAGTGCGTGACGCTGAGAATACACTGCGTAAAAAGTATCGTGATTTTTCGGAGGAGGAAAAGAAGCAGACGGCAGCATCGTCATTATCCTATATGGCTATCGGTGGTGCTTTGGAGTACTTCGCTCTATCTAAAGTTGTACCCGCACCACTGCGCAAGAAGGTTCGTAACTTTGTGGCCGGGAAGGGTGAGTTACCTTCCGGTGAGATCAAGCAGATTGCTAAGTCCTTGAAGCGTGAGGCTGCTGAGGGTGCATTGTTCGAGGGCATGACTGAGGCGGCTCAGGGACAGGTCCTCGATGCTTTGGCTAACGCCACGTATGACGATGATCGTGAACTGATCTCGATGGAAGTACTCGGTCAAAGATTCAACGAGTTCACTGTAGGGGCTGTTGTTGGTGGTGGTACTACTGCTGCTATCAGAACCGGAAGTAACATCGTTGGTGGTCAGCCACTCGGACAACCAAAGGAGACACCTCCACAAGACGAAGGTTCAGTGGCGGGGAAGAAACCGTTTGCTGTGCGCTATGAGCGCACAACCAAGGACGGTGGAACATCCGAGGTTAATGAGATCATTTACGCTGACAGCTTGGAGGACGCACAGGCACAGGCCAATGAGTTACTGTCCAAGGACAATGCTGTACTGAATCAGACCCTCACGGTTACTAGCGCACCTACCCCGATGGATGCTGCGCCTACTCCAGAACCGGAGGTTGCGCCAGAGCCAGAGGTTACGCCGGAGCCAGAAGATAAAATAAGATTCCACGGTAATAAGTCCGACAAGGAATTAGATAAAATAATTAATGGCACAGCTATTGAGGACACTGAAGAAAAAATAAGGCGGCTGAGAAAGGTAATCGAAGAAACAGATGCAGACGACTCTTGGCTTCCTAATGCTCGGGAAAAAACGATAAAAGAGTTGGAGGTTGAACTTCCACTGCAGCTTGAAAGAGCAAAACGAGCTAGAGAAAGAGCAATCAAAGAGAAGCAAGGCAGAGTAGATGGCTCATTGAATCAGATGACGGATGATGAATTTGTTAATCAAGTTCCCGAAAAGGAAGCACCTGCACCTACTCCTGAACCTACACCTGAACCTACACCTACACCTACAGCAGAACCAGTCACTGAGTTCGAGTTCACAAAGAGCGAAGGTAAGCCTGACCCTAAATATATTGGCGGTGCTGTAGTTGAATACGCAAATGATTTTAGTCGTGCTGTTCGTATCAGCCCGAAGTCAAAAGTATTCAAGAGCGTAAGAGCTAGATTGAAGAAGCAGTACAACTTGACTGACAGTCAACTGGACGATCTCCGGAAGAAGGCTAATCAGAAGTTACGGGAACAGAATAGAGCGGGACGGCCACTGTCCCTTGATATGACTACGGAACTTCCGTCACCTGCTCCTGCACCTGCGCCTACTCCGACTAAGCAGCCAGTTATACTTACTCAGGAGGACTTCGAGGATCCTCCGACTGAGCAGCCAGTTATACTTACTCAGGAGGACTTCGAGGATCCTCCGACTGTAGGTGCTGCTACCGAGGATGAACCTGTTGATTCAAAGACAGGGGAAGAGGCATCCGATGGGAAAATCACCACCCTGAGTAAGAATGCTGTGGAAGCTGTTGTCGGTGCGCCTCAGATCAAGACGACCCGTCCTCAACCATTATCAGATGTAACACCAGCCGACATAATCGACATTGAAGCCCTCGTTGAAGACATTGTCGAAAACGATATTCCCGTTTGGTTCTGGTATGCGGATCAGCTTGGTCGTGGTGACTTCACACTCCCTAATACTGGCGAGACAATACAGATGGACGCTGGTCCTAGTTTTGCGTTAAAGCCCGCCAACAGAGCAGATAAGAAAATATGGGCTACAGGGAAGAGTGCAAAGGAGATCAATAAAAAGATTGCATTGCTGAAGTACATCGACAAGGACGGAAACGAGCAGACTGGATATATATTTATTGTATCAGGTGCGCCGAAGTCCATGCACCTCTTTAATGTAAATGTAGTTCGTGCGTTTTTACGAAACGCTTTTGGTGACAAGTCATTCTCCGAAGTAAAGGAGAAGATGCTTGGACTGAAACCTACAAAAGACATACGTCAAGTCCTTGAGGATTACGATAGCTTTGATGCTATATTGGAATCACCTGATCGAAAGAAATTCGTAGATGGTCTTATAGCTCAAGGAGCTAAAAAGAAAACACCACTCAAGGAATATCTAGAAAGCGTTGGATTCTTTAACATTGATCCTAGTGATTTGATTGATGGTTTCTTCCGAGCAAATGAATTTAAAATCAATGATGTGTTGTTGGTTCTAAAACCAAGCTACGCTGTTGATGGGCAGAACGATCATTCTACATACAGCAATACCGTGTATGGCGATGTCGAAGGTGTGCCGGATAAGAATGTTGATGCTTATCTCTTGATGCCGGAATCAGTCAGGAAGGAGAAACCGATTACCCTTGAGCCAGCTAAAGCAGCTCAGGTTATTTCTCCATACGGAATACACGGTGTCAGAAAGATCCAGAAACTTGACCCTACTCAAGAAGCCGAACGTAAAGCAAGTGTAGGTGCTGCACAGCAACCAACTCCCGGACAGAACGCACAGCTAGGTGACGCAGTTACCAGTGCAGAGACACTGGCCGAGAAGATTGGTGCAAAGGTACAGGCACGGAACGATATATCCCGTGACGCTCAGTACAACTACGAGACTAGAACCATTGAGTACAACCCCGAGCTACTCGCTCGTCGTGGTCCAGAGGGAGCCAAGGCAGCTATGCGTGAGGAAATTATCCACGCAAGTATGCACAAGGTCCTGATGGATCGTGCCAAGGGTAAGACACCACGCAAGGCATTCGAGGACTTCTTTAACTCAGTAGGCAAGTCAATGACTCCTGAGCAGAGGTCAATGATGCAGGAGGTCTACGGTTCGGAACTGGATGATCTCGGTAATGGTGCGGAGTACACAAGGTTCCTCGTGCAGAGCGCACTCGATGGCCGTACGACTGAGGAGACGATGACTACTGGACCTGCATTCTCGAAGGTACAGGCACTAATCAAATCAGTACAGAACTATGCGGCACGAGTATTCGGCAAGGATCTAGAGCAGAACCGTGAGGCTGCATTCGTCATTGCTGATACTATCAAGTTGCTCCGCTCATTCAATCCGGAGGCTCGTCCCGCTAACCAGAAGATTGTGTCCGATGCCTTGGCAATGGCATCCGGCCTTGATGGTCTTTCATCCGAAAACATATCGGACCCATTTATCGGTACGTTTGAAGAAAGAACCAAGAAAGAAAAGAAGGCTAGGAGGAAACGTGCTTTACGTAAATTCCTACAGCCAGCGAGTGACTTCTTTGCAAGCGTTCATCCTGAGATTGCTGCACTCATCAGTAGGTATATGACTGGTATGGAGGCAGCGCAGTTCCGTGCTGCTGCTATGGTGCAGGACTTCCAGAAGGGGGTCGCTGGAATCCGTAACAAAGGGGACGGGGATAAACTTGCTAGACTTCTTTCGTACTCTCCGGACCCTGAATCAATCACCGAGGGTGAGCATCAGGATAACATTCGTCAACGTGACGAACTCCTATTGAAGTACGATCTGTACAACAAGTATAAACTACAAGTCCGTCCACTGCTTGATCAAGTCTACAGCGAGGCTACTGATGCTGGGCTGGATGTGAACTACTTACAGGAGTACTTCCCACGTAAGATCAAGGACTTCGTTGGCCTAATGAATCTATACGGCAAGGATGTTAACGAGGACTTCTTGGACTACATAGAGCAAGAGAATCAGAGACGAACTGAAAGCGGAGAGAAGTTACTCATACCATCGGACTATCCGACTGAGTTCGACAATTACCTGAACCAGAAAAAGTTCGTACAACCATCTCGGATTCCGGCTAACTTGAAGGAGCGTCGGACAAACATGATCTCCAAGGAGGCTCAACCATTCTACTACGAGCCAGAGGTTGCGTTGAGTGCTTACCTGAATAACATCATAGTTGCGATTGAGACTCAGAAGCTACTTGGTAATGCAATCAGCACCAAGAAAAAGCCAGTTGTAATTGATGGTGAAACTGTAAAGGCATTGAATTTAAATGACCCGACTGGTTCCTTGAATCAGTTAGTCGGTCGCTTGATTGCTGAGGGCAAGATCAACAAGGAACAGATGCAGAACCTTGAGTACGGACTCGTGCAGTTCTTCAATCCACAGGGTGCATCCGAGGCTAACATCTTTGAACTAGGACGTACATTTAGTTACGGAACTCTTCTTGTTGAGCCAACTTCCACGCTGTCACAGATGTACGATATGGCGTTCACTATGCTGGACAATGGAATACTGCCATCAATCGGGGCCTTGGTTGGCAGGAAGGGCATAAAGATGCGTGATCTCGGCCTTGACCCTGACCGACTATCTGCTGAGTACCCAGCAGGGGAGTCCGGTAAGAGGAAGTTCTTTAATGATCTAGTACGCAGGGGGCTTACACTCACAGGGTTCCGACGTATGGACCAGTTGATGAAGGAGACTAACTTGACTGCGAACTATCGCAGGTTCCAGAAGTTAGCCAAGCTCGCACCGAACAGTAAGCAGCACCAGAAGTTCCGCAAGGAGGTTGAGTTCATGGTCGGGCCGGACGTTGACAACGTAATCAATGATCTAAAGCTAAACAAGCCGGACTCACCATTTGTACGTGAGTTACTAGTCCGTAAGCTACTGGAGACTCAACCACTCAATCGCTTCGAGATGCCGTTATCGGTTAGCTCAAATCCAAATACTCGGATGCTGTACACGATGAAGTCATTTGTGGTTAAGCAGATGAATCTCATTACACGCAGATACATTAGCGTTATGTTTAATTCCAGTCTTCCGTTGTCGCAAAGAGCAACTGCCGCAAAGGATCTCATTAAGCTGCTGTTCTTGTTTATGTTGGTCGGTATGCCGATTGACTTCCTGAAGGACCTCATTGCTGGTCGTGATGTTTACCCAAGTGACTACGCAACGAATTCACTGCTACGGGTTGCTGGTATATCGAAGTACACACTGTACGAAGCTCAACGAGAAGGTATTGGTGGTGCGATCAAGAACTACATGACTCCAGTAGGAATAGACCAGACATTCAATATGGCGACTGACATCGGCAATATACTGATGGACCCATCCTCGATACCGGACGCTAAGGCTGTAAGCTACCTGCCATTCTCTGACCTCTGGTACTATAGATACGGTCCCGGTATAGAGAAACAGCAACGTCAGCGCACACGTAAGCGCAAGGAAGGTGTACGTCCCGGGGTATCCGAGTTCATAGAGTCCTTGGGGCTATAAAAAAACCCCACCCCCCCGCTACGCAGAGAGATGGGGTCACCACCAATCGAGGCCCACAACGGGAACACACACCCGGCCTCGGAAATATTATACAGTATACGTACTCAGTAGTTCTTTGAGTCTACGCTTTTCGTCCTGTAGTTCCTTTCTTTGCTCGGTCATACGCTCGATGCGGTACGATAGGATACGGGACTCATTGCGGATCATTTCGATCTGAGTCTGTATGCGTTCTAGGTTTTCATTCATAAATGCAAGCTAGGTATTTGTGTTTAATTTGTCAAGTTAGAGGTTGGTGGAGGTGGCTGGAGTCGAACCAGCGTCCTTAACCGAGGTTAAGTCGAAATCCCTGCACCCCCTTGTTTGTATTCCGGTAAGCCGAACTTCTTTCTCCACTTGGTGTACGACGAATGCGCTACGTCGCAGCACTCACAAGCCAGTCGATAGGTGTACCCATCATCACGCAGCCCGTCCACCTGCTCAATAATTTTTAACTTCTGTTCATCGGTCAGCCGTTGGCTGGGTTTTCTTTCGACCGTTGGGATTGTCCACTCAGCCGTGCCGTACTCCTCCTCCATGTACTCGATGTCCTCGATTTCTTTTTTGATTCTCTCGTGCGCCCAGTCCAGAAATTTACCCTGCTGGCTCCTGTCGTTGAAAAATAATTCGTCATTGATATGCATTACATAAACCTTCCTGTTTGGTGATAGAATTTTAAATAGTCCCCTACGTCACGTTCACCCTCACGATTCTTTGCTATCCTGTAAGAGAGTCCAGTGTAAGGGCCTCGGTAATCTTTGTCCTTGCTGGATTCAACATCTCCATTGTAAGGCCACATAAGCATCACGATGTCGGCATCGTTCTCAATATCGCCGGAGTCCTTGAGGTCGTACAGGCTTAGGCCTGTCTCCCTCTTGGCTCCTTCACGATTTACTTGAGCGAGCAGTACGATTGAGACGTTGAGGTCCAGTGCTATCTCTTTGATTCTGTGGCTGATGCCGGCGATCCCCTCTGCCTTGCTTAACTTTGAGTTAAACCCGATCAGTTGGAGGTAGTCAATGACGATGAGCTTAACGCCCTTCTTCCTGACTAGGTATCTGGACTGACTGGCGAGGTCATCAGCACCCTTGACTGAATGAACAGTACTGATAGGCAGCCCCGCTAATCGGTCAGTCGCTTCACTGAAGGCTGTGATGTCCTGCGGCGTAGCGTAACCCTGCTCAATGGAACGGATGTTCACTCCTGATATGGTCTGAACCATCCGCTTCATCAGTTGTTTCTGCGGCATCTCGAAGGAGAAGTAAGCAACGGGTGTCCCTTGGTCGATCATAGTTCTCGCTGTGATGTACAGTGCGAGTGCTGACTTCCCGCAGGAGGTGGGTGCTGCAAGTGTAAGCACTTCCCCGGCGGCGATCCCTCCGTTCCCTAGGAATCCGTCCAGCCTGCCGACATTTGTTTTGACTACATCGGCTACGTACTCACCGGACTGCATTAGTTCGATGTCCGATACGATGGAGTCCAAGGACTCCTTGACGCTGTACCCAAGTGAGTCACGTGAATTAATCTCGAGGACATTGGTCTCGAGTTCGGACCGAATGTCATTGAACTCATAGCCCTCGCTGGTTGCCTTCTCCTGAGCGATCCGGCACTCCCGGATAAGTTTTCTCAGGTTAGACTTCTCGGCTACCAGCCTAGCGTAATGCAGGGCCTGTGGCTCCGTTGTAGCGGAGTCCATGAGGGACATGATACCTGTTACTCCCCCGATCTCATCCAGCGTATTTGACCCCTTCAGGGCCTCGCAAAGGTGGATCTCGTCGATGGGTAACCCAGTGTTGGCCAGCTTGTGGAGAGCTTCCCAGAGGAATCTCCCACGTGCTGAATAAAAATCGCCAGCGTTGACGATGGTTGATGCGGTGTCGAAGACTGACGAATCGGATGCATCCAGACAGGATGCGATCAGGCTAGTCTCGGCTTCTAAGTTATGCGGTGGTGCGTTTTCTTCGTTCATCCTGAAGTATCTCCATGATTGAACGTAAGCACTGACCAAGAGCTTTGTATTTCACCTGCACTTCTGGAGTGAACTTGTACGAATCAATTGAATCGTAAAGGTTAAGGGTGATTTCGGTGGCTTCTGATATGTGTTCGTTCATGTGTTTTAAATAAATAGGATAGAGATACTTGACCCCCCGCCGAGTTACGAGAGGCCAAGCATCCTACCATAAGACGTTTCAACTAACCCTGTCTTTCCAGCATCCCTATGGCTATCAATGAGTAACCAATGAGATCCCGAAAAATGTCCTTGGCTTTATCCCCCTCGGAGTTCACCGAGAGGGAGCCATCGGAACAGAAAGCCTTAGCTCTCTGGAATTTATCCTGCATACGAATGCAGATGCCTGTGAGTGGGTCAACCCCGAACTCTGTACTGGAATCGAAGTTAGCGAACGGATTGTCGTTAGTCTCCCCACCAGTGTAGTCCGAGTTCTTTTTCGCAGTAAGGTTCATTATGTAATCAACCTCCTGCTCACGGAACTCAGCCCACCAGACCTTGTCGAACTCATTCATTCTAGAACGGGACAGTATCCGAGGTGGTCATGGCCGGTGCTACGGACGCAGCTTGAGGTTCGTAGGATTGAACCTCGTAGGTGTCCCGTGCCTCCGCTTGCTTGCCCTCATCGGCGTAGTCCAGTGCCAAGGATAGCAGGGGACTGCCACTCTTGGTTGTCTTCTTCCACCCCTTCAGGTAGTAGAGCCCCGGCTTATCGACATAGACTTTGCCGTTGTAGTCCGGATGAGTGTCCTTTTCCTTGCGATCATTGATTCCAAGGAGTCCTGTATTTGCTTTGTATTTCATATGTATTATTGGTTATCGGTTGTAAGAATTGTTTAGTCACTGTTCTCTTTGACTTCGTATGCGCCGTCTATGAAGACACGATCAATGCTGATTCCGAAGTGCTTCTCAATGGCACGGAACTTAGCCCGTGTCATGTGATCCCATTTATCCACAATCTCGTAGCTATCCTTGAGGACTGAGATGGACTCTTCGAGTTCCTCCATCTCCTCCCTGTGGGCTTTGCCGATGTCAAGTGCGAACCTGTAGACTGAGTCCTTGAGATCCTTTAACTCGGACTGAAGTGAATCAATCTGGGATTGAAGTGCTAGTATATTTTTTGATCCGAACATTAGAACCCTTGGTTGGATGTTGTCTTGGCACTCTTGCCGTGGTCGTTGGTAGCATCCGGATCTTTCGTATCGTCGATAGCGAAGAGACCATTGAGTGCGTACTTACGAGCGTAAGAACTAGCGGAGCCAGTAATCTGTGCCTCGTCCATACCCTTCTTGGATGATGCTTCACGAGCGTAGCCTGATGCGTAGATAAAACTATCGGAATCATTATCCAATAGGTTTGCCTCAGCCTTGACGTAGACCCTGCTATCTACTCCTAACTCAACCATCTCATCTGAGATAGTCAACGAGCAACCCCACTCAGCGAGCAGAGGTTTCAATGCGGTAAGGATGTCCTCACAGGAGCGGTAATTGTACCCTCCGAATTTGTTAATCTGCCCCTTCGGGGCTTTCAAAGAGGACTGTATCCCCTGTAATTTTTGTCGTATGTTATGACTCATGTTTAGTTGTGGTTAAGTTTGTCGCTGTATTTTTCTACAATCCTGTCGATTGCAAAAGCGTAGTCCTCTGAATTTACAGTACGTCCCTCAGTAAATTCATTAAGTTGCTGGGCTTGCACTACAAAATCAATAACATTCCCGCCCTTGCCGGACTTGAAACACTTCCAAGCGTTCCGTCCGTTGTGGACATAAAGAGAACACTCATCGTCATTTTCGACAAATGGACTTGAGAACCTTGTACTGCTTTCGAGATGGATCACTCCATCGCCAACGTACTCCCGTACAACCTCTTCGATTGGAACCTTCTTTTCGATCTCACATACAAGTGAAAGAACGCAGTCAGGTGAATTTGATTTGCATATGTTATTCATGTTTTTGTTTGGTTAGTTTCCGGAAGCAGGACTCCCGTTGCTTAGAATTGGTAAGTGAATCAAGGGTTCGTTGGTCAGCCCCTAAGTCACGTAATACTTGGCATTGTTCTTCAGCCGTCAAGTTGTAGGCAAACCGCTTGGTAAGTTGTGTAAGACCCACGGGGTGAAGGACATCTGTACTTTCCTGATCCAGATAGTCAGCGATGTTTCTAAGAATACTGGAGAAATTTTCGGGGGATTGGCCGCACCTCCGGTACAGGAAGTTCTCAATCTTTCCGAGGAGACTGTTGCCCATCCGTGAGATGACACCACGAACCATCCCGGTTCTGTGGTCGTGGTCAACTACCCAGTCCGACTTCCGATCATTCAGTATCGGGCATCGACCCGGCTTGTTGGCTTCACGCCACTTGGCCAGTTTGTTCTGTGGTAAGTACGTCATTAGGACGGATTGCTTTTTATATTTCCTAGTGCATCTCTGGGGTAGTCGATGACTTCTTTGCTGTTGCGAATAGTCGATGGTGATACTGTATGCATACCTTCTTTGTAGCCCTCCTTGTAGCCATTGTCATAACCCTCGTCATAATAGTGATGTCCAAGGATTTTTTCAACCTGTTCCGGTAGCCACATCACCATCAGGATTCTTTCAAGGTGATCGGCAAAGGTTTCGATGTTGCATTCATTATCGCTGACTTCAAGTGTGGCGACTTCATCGTAATGTTCTATCGTTATTTTCATAGTTTGTTAATAGATATAAGTTCGGCGACTCCGCCTCGTTTTAATCTAAAGAAACCTTTCTTGTCCGGCCTGCTGCCGATGTACTTCATTGCCTCCTTCTCGTCCCGAGCGTGCTTGACCGCACGCCCGATGTAACCCTCCGGCATATCAGTTCTCCTGTACTGAATCCTGTACTGGTGCATTACTGACTAGCTTGGTTACATTCATCGGTACTTGAAAGAAGTACTCGCCGGATCTGATGTACTTGTTAGAGACCAGCACGGGCTTGAGTCCCTGAATGTCCCGTGCCGAGAAGTAAACGGCATCGGATAGATCCTTATTCCATACAAAGAAAATTGTATTCGAGGTGAAGAACTTCCTCTTCCTCTCAGGTAGCTGCACTGTATCAAAGGGGAAAGCACCGCCATCCCAGACTACTTTGACCTCGCACTCAATGAGTAACTCGTCGTCATCCTTGGTGGCTATGAGATCCTGTGCGTAGATGTCCGGGTTCTCTCGGACTTCCCAACCTCGATCCCGAATGAAGGCAGATGTAGCCGCTCTGGCGGCGGCATCGTGCTTTTCAAAAAGGGACTGGTCGAATTGTTTCTTCATCGGTACAGTACAGTGAAGCCCTGTCCACCCATTACACAAAGTACATTGTAGTCAAGCCATTCAATTGCTTCCTGCATACTCATGCCCTGCTCCATAGGTATGCGTACCATCTTGTCGTAATCGTACACAAGAAATCCGTTGGCATCCAATCCCAGAATGGCGGAATCGTAGCCGTCGAAACGGATTGCACCGACCTCGGCCTCGTCTATGTAGTCATGGTACTTGAGTCTCATTACATCCTCAGCAGCCAGTAAAGTTCGGCGCACTTCTTGGCAACCTTGATGCCCTTGATCAGGTCATCCTTCGGCCAGTTGTGGTGCATATGTTCGGCGGTGTCGCAGTCAACGATCACTGATCGGCAGGCTGGCAGGTAGCCGAGCCCATGCTCCATCTGTAGCATCCAAGCCTCGATAGCTAACTGCTGGCAGTCCTTTTCGTAGACCTTAGCCTTGCCCTTGGTGTTCGCCCTGCACTTATAGTCAGCTAGGAATAGTTTACCCTCCGCATCGTGACCAATGAAGTCCACGCTCCCAGCTATCTTGATCCTGTTATTAGCGACGACCCTTTCGCAGGATATAGGCTTGACCCCAGTGGCCTCTACCCATTGGACGAATGGTTCAGCCCACTTGTTCCAAGCGGTGTCCTCGGGGTGCTGCCCCTGCTGGAACCAGAAATAGTTTATGTGATCCTCGATCACCTTATGCACAGTCGTGCCGAACTGGGAGGACTCGATCATCTCTCCTGTTATCGGATGCTCCCGTGTGCCGTAGGTCAGCCGTTCGATGTCCTTCCAGTGAAGGTTGGGCTTTTCCCTAGCTAGTTGAGCCATCATGCGTGGCTTATAAATGCTGTCCAAGAAAGCATCCTTCACGATGCCGAGGACTGTAGTCACGGACGGGTACACCTTGCGGTGCTTCCGTGCCTGTGCCGGAGTTTCAATATCGGGATTAAATGTTGGGTCACTGATGACCTCGCAGTTGTAGAAGTGAGCCATAAAAAAAGGTGGAGCCCACATACAAGCGAGCCCCACCCTTGATGTCAAATTAGAGTTCCTCGTTGTTAATGATCTCGGTGAACAACTCTCGGAACGCTCCGAGAAGGTCAGCCGTGTCCCCAGTATCGTACAGTCGCTCGCCGATGTCTTCCATATCGTCACGGGTGAATGCGTGAACACAGGACTCCTCTCTCCACTTGAACTCCGAGATAGTCCAACCGATCTTCGGCTGGTTCTTGACTAGGAAGTCAAGGATCTCGGTGTCACTGGCGAGAGGCATCTCTACCTGACTTGGGATGATGTACCTGTCACCATCCGAAAGTTCGCCGAAGTAAGCGTCCGTGAAAACAAGCCGCCCGTTTTGGATGACTTGGCGTTGTACTAGCTCCCCATCGGAAAGCTGCTGCCCTTGCGGGTATGTGTGTATGTCTAGTTGCATAGGTGTATTATGGTTGCTATGATTAGAATTAGACCGACCCCCAGAATGGAGATCAGTAGAGCATATGCTGAGAAAAAGGTGCTGCGCCCTTTGTATACTAATGGTATGTCGTCAATTGGTTTCATTGATGTTGTCATTGATGTATGTGGTTAAGAAAATCGTAGCTGCCTGCGGGCAGGTTGACTACGTGTTCATCCGTAGCACGATGGTTGAGGAACTGTAGGAATGCAAGGATTTCTTTTGCCTCCGGCATATCCCTCCAGCAAGTGACCTTGGGTTCGATGTTTTCTGGTTTCTGTTTTGATATGTGTTTCTGATTTGACATGGTGTTGATGGTTTCGTTACTTAAGGAACCCCGTCTCACTTAAAGAACCGACCGCCCCCGCAAGGGCGGGTCGGATTCAGTAAGGGGATAGAAGTTCCTTATGGAATTAAGATGCGTTGATGACTTTACTGAGTTCTCCGGTTGGACTGATCCTGTCTTTGACCTCGTCGAGTGTCGCCCTGCGTTCTTTGTGGGCGACTTGCTCAAAGGCATTGGCGAGGTCTTCGATATGGTCGATCAATTCCTCCGGCTCCATGTCTTGGAATGGTTGCCAAGCGTTGTCGGACAGGAACTTATCCTGCTCCTCTATCGTGAGACTATCCCAGTTCTCTGGAATCTCGTCGGTCAGGTAGTGCTGTGAAGCGAGGCGTAGGTAGTATGTGTGGTCGTGCATAATAATTAGAAGTCAAGGTTGATGTCGGTGATGTATTGGTGAGCGGAATCGAGGTCGTCGATGATTGCATCGACCTCGTAGTATCTGTCCTGAACTGAGGCAACGTCGCCCTTGAAGTAAGGGCTGTCGATTGTCTCGTGTAAAATCGCCCGCACCTCGGTGAGTGCGTCGATTGCTTTGCTGAGATGGTCAGCGGATTGTTGTACTGATTTCTTCATGGTGTGTCATGCCATTGACTGGCGTATAGATTCGGTGGGTTAATTCGTAGGGGTCATTGTCGCCCCCGTTGTCGATGTCAGCCTGTGACATTGAGTTGTATTTGGTAGTCACTTCACGATATGTAAAATGACCTTCACTCTCGACGGAGAAGTCGGAGGAAGTGTCCACCCCAAGGGCTTCTAGTGTCAGAAGGTCTTGATCGACTCCTGCCTGAGACAGTTGGTTGCGGACGATCTCGCCTGTAGCGAGGTTGCGAATGCGGAATAGTTCTACTGTTTTCATGGTGTATTGTATTACTTATAGAAGATATGCCTACCAATCTTGGTAGTGCGGGTCAATGATTTTGCCCAGTACGGATTGCAGTAATCCGCATGGTAGTGATCAGCCCCTCCGGTATAGTTGGTGGCTGGTGATTGTGTAATAAACAAAGCCTCGCCCCATCTTGGGTGACGCTTGGCCTTGGCGATTAGCTGGTCGATCCTCCCGCTATTCCAGCAGGAGAATTGCAACCGCTGTAAGCAGACCTGCATAGGTGTGAGCCTACGCTTGGCCGAGCGGGTCAGTATGACCTCGTGTACGGCCTCCATTGCCCCATCGTGGTACTCACCCCCAGCTTCGAGGATGAGCGTTGCTGTGACAATCTCAGTGCTGTTGTAGGCACTGGCCGTGGCGCACCAGAATAGTGCGGTGACTGTGAGTAGTAGCCTCATGATTCGATTGATTCCTTTCCAGCTTTGAGTCCGGCTTGGTAAGCGAGGGACATGAGTACGTCGATTGTCGTACCGATTTCCATCGGGGATATTGCAGTCACAGCACCCAAGTACTCGTCCTCAATCATACCCTTTTTAATTGCGTCATCATTGAGGTTAGCAGCTTGAAACGTGCAGGCACTTGCGACCCCCTTGATTGTATTGCTTGGGTCTCCTGCCTCGAATAGCACGGAGAGCATTTCTACCATTTTTTGGTGATTGTTTGCGGATAGTGTAGGTATTTTAATTAGCATAGTATTGATTGGTGTATTGATTGGTGGCTGTCTCATCAGTTGCAGTTGCCAACCTGCAAGACAGGCTCTCGCCTGTTTCGACTATCATATTTTGTGGACGATGCGGATTATGTGTCGCACCTCCACGGACGTTACGTCGCCGACCTCTACCATACTGGACGCATAGTCCAGAGCCTTCTGCTCGGAGGAGAATGAGTTGTACTCCGTACCATTGAACTCCCCTGTTTCTTGATGTCGAGCAAACGGATTATACGTGGAGCGAACCACGTAAAAGTTGTCGGAAGCGATGACAGGGACGATGTATTTTGAATTTTTCATATATTGATTGGTTGATGGATCAGACATTGCCATTGATGATATCAAAGATCGCCCTTGCTCCATCGAGCCGTGCAATAGCGTCGCAAAAGCTGGGATGGTCAACAGGATACCCTTGGTCATCGAGGCGGTGAATGGCATGATCCAGCTTGTCGAGCAAATGGATTATGCGGTCATGGTCGTGGTCATTTATATTTATTGCCATAGTATTGATTGGTTGGTGATTAAAAATGACGGACTGTCCGTCTACCCAAAAAGCCGTGACCCCAAAGAGCCACGGCTTGTTTGTGTTTACCAATTCGTGTCCCCCTTGCTACGTCATCGAGGTCGGCCTGCTGGCCGTCCCACCCCTCCACTTCCAGAGAGGCCATCCGAGGTATCACCGTGTCGGAGTCCGGTCGCCCACATGTGATCCAAAGTGTCTTGGTGGCTTCTGATGGATCAGAGATGCGAGGTGCGAAGTCCGAGGTCGGAGTCGGTAGCGGTTGGACTGTCAAAGATCAAACTAACGATGCCCATCATTCATATGCCGACGGATATGTCGAGAATAAAATAATCCCTAAAAATGAAACTAGGAATCCCCGAAAATGAAACCACGTGATCTATATAACTAGGGTGAATTCGACATACAATCGGGATGCAACATCGTGCAATTATTACGTAAGTCGTTGATAATCAGTACTGGTTGCATAAAATTGCATACCTCTAGATTGGACGAGGATGCCCTGTACGGTCTTTGGATTTCAAATGGCACTCCCTCCCTCGTCGCCGGAGAAAAGCCCCTGTGGACGGAATCCGTATATTATTGAGATCCGGTCTCAACAGGAGAATCCGAGCCAAAGGCTCCCCCTATATTGGCTAGTACTCATAAAGTTTCTACTCCTCCTATAATTTCTAGAATGCCTACTGGATATAGAGTGCCTACTGAATCGAGAGTGCCTACTGGATCGAGAATGTCTACTGGATGCATCACTCCTAGAAAGAATAAAAATCCTACTCACAATAGTCCGACTAGCGGTTCTAGTCCCAGTAGCGGTTCTAGCCTCGGTAGCGGTTCTAGGATGCCTAGCGGTTCTAGCGGTTCTAGGCGGTCGGGCTGGC